GTCTGCCATTGACCATCAACAAGGCGTTCCAGCCTCTGCCACCCCAAGGAGAGCAAACCAAGACCTTTCGGTCTGGTCGGCCCTCCAAAGACGGCAAAGGACTGGGGGAGGACATACCCCCCAGCCAAGACAAGCCCCAAAAATTGGACACCGGACGTCCGGCCTTTCGGCCTGGAACCCGGCGGGGCAAGAGGGCCTGGTGCGGCGAGAGCGCCGGACCAAAAAAGGCCCCAAACCCGGACGAACAAGGAATTCGAATCCGGGAAAGACAAAAATTTGCAGCCGACTGCTGGCTTGTATGGCGAACTGCCATCGTGGCGGCGCTCCGTAAGGAGCCAAAATACCGCCTCGCCCAAGCCTCTCACAGGGCTGCATGGGAGCGCATGATGGCGCTCCGAAAATGGATGGTGACCACGGCCTTCGGCTCTGGCCCAGCCTACCTCGCCTCGGCACTGAAGAATTTTGCCGCCGACTGTAGGCTGGCCGCCATCGAGCAGAAGAACCTTCCCCGGTCAATCTTCCGAACGTGCCTTATTGGGCCGCTCGCGGGCGTCATTCGCAAGAGAGACGCCCTCTGCCAATTATCATACATTGGCCGAGCCCTGCCAAAAGGCCGGAAGGATAGGGAAGGGGTCATAGCACTCGAGGGGCATTATTCGGCTTTCAGTAGCCGACCCGAGGTGATTCCTCCGGAGTAAATTGCTTCCATGGAGTCCTTCGCCCGCAACTGGGCGGAGAAACACCTCACTGAATGGAGCCCAAAACTCGAGTTCGAGCCTTCGGGTGGAGCGTGCCTCGAATCATCGAGGAGGCACGGGGGACTGGCTGGATATCTCTTCCGAGAGATGCAAGAAGCCAACAAAATCCCTCATTACCTTAAAAAGGTAACCACCTACCCGAGCCTCGAAGATGACCTGGCCATCTCCGCACACGCCCGGTTAAGAGAGCGTCTCGTTCAGTCATTCGAGACGCTAGCTGCCGAGGGTCCCCTCAGAGCAAAGACAACAGTAGTCTGCGAGAGAGGGAACAAAGTGCGGATCGTCACCAAGTCGCCGGGATCGATGGTCGCCCTGCTGCATCAATTTCGACTGTGGATGCAGCATGGAATGGCGACCGACCCGACCATTCAGGAAGTGCTCGCAGGGGGACATCGCGAGGCCGTTGAGGAGATGTTCAAGAACATCCGGCCGGAACGTGAGGGTCAGTATCACGTTCGATCGCAATGCCTGTCCGCCGACCTTAAAAGTGCCACAGACCTCATTTCGATGGAGGCCTTCCAGGCACTGTGGCGCGGAATTAAGGCAAGCACCCCCGGGAAAACCTTACCGGACTGGCTAGTCCACGTGGTAGACGCCGCAGTAGGGCCGATTTTAATCGAGTACCCAGATCTAGGGCGCCACGTTCTGTCAAAGAGAGGAGCTCTTATGGGTCTCCCCTCGACATGGACTTTCCTCTGCTTGGCCAACATGGCCTGGTACAGCAGAGCCCAAAGCCTCGTCCGGTCATCAGGGCCTGAGGTAAGATGGCAACCCATCAGGGTTTGCGGCGACGATCTCGTTGCCTGCCATCTCCCCAGTATCCTGGATAAGTATGAGGAGCAGGCCCGAAACTGCGGGGCCATCTTCTCCTCAAAACAAAAGCACTTCCGGTCTCAGAAAGGAGGGGTCTTCACCGAGGAAGTTTTCTACCTCAGGAAAGAAGACCTCGGCCCGAAAGCGCGGGACAAATTGGGGGCGGGGACTAAGCTCGCATTGGACAGATGGTCCGAGGCTTTTCCCCTACGCGGAATCGTCGGCACAATGAAGTCCGACAAGACAAGCCGCGACGCCCCATGGTGGGCCGCTATCGGCCCAGCATTAGAAGGGATGATGATCCACCGAAGGATCAAAGCACGGAGGGCAATGATTAGAGCCCTCTACTCAGCCCAGCCAGACTGGAGAAAATTTCTCGCCAAGTCTGGCCTATCATCCCTCATCCACGTGCCCCGACAATTCGGGGGAGTGGGAATCCCGCACCCGGAGACGCTATGGAGCACGCCGGCAGGGAGCGCCAAGCCAGCACGTGTTGCTTGGGCGATCGCCTACCGAACCGCCTGGAATGGCGACCTGCGTGCTCTGTCCCGGATTTGGGCAGGAACCGTGGGAGGACGTTGGAACGTCCGAGGTGTTGCCGAGCAAAATATGGAATACATGCTCGAGCGCCGGTACAGAATCTCCCGGCCCGGAAAGAAATTGGCCTGGGGAGAATACCGGTACCCACGGAAATTGGACGATCTCCGCGACAAGATTACGGGCAATATAGCCCGCGACCTCTTCTTCTT